GCCTTACAGTACATGAACCTGCCTTTGATTGAAAAAACGAGGGTAAAGAGACAGTGTACAAAGACCAGTCTTGAGACGGTGAATAAGATGATTCTTCATATTGCACTGTTAGAAGGACTGATTGAGAAGCCGGATAATATCAGTAAGAAAGACTTTCTGTACAATGAGGTTACTCTTCCCGACACTCTTCCAAAGGACGAACTTCTTGAGTTACAGAAACTTGAAGCAGAAATGAAACTGGGTCTTGAGTGTAGACATGGTGCTATGGAAAGAATCGGTAAAGAAGACATTAACCAGAAACTTAAAGAGATTGATAAGGAGAGAGAGGAACACCCAGAACTCTTTAATCCTATGTTACAGCAGATGTGGTATCAGAACCAAATGCAAGGTCAAGCACCTCAACTTAACAGTGGTATGACTAATGGACAGACACCTATTGAACAAGTTCGTACAGAAATTACTGGACAAAATGGTGGAGGAACTGTACAATAGAAGTGCAAAACACATAAAATAATCTGTGAGACTACTGGACTTGCAGATTTTTATGTGTTAATATAAAGAAAATCAAAAAGTATGGAGGTACACTTATGACTAAGAAACGTGGTATTATCGTAGGACCTATGAGTACAGAAGCAATCGTGAGAAAACTTTTTAACGGTCTGACTCTTAAAGCATTTGCAGAAGAGAAACCGGGTGATGAAGGTGGAGAGGGTAATGACCCTACAGTAACAAAGCCTACTATCAACTATGAGGATTTGATTGCGAAAGCGAGAAAAGAAGAGAAGGACAAACAGTACAAGAAGATTGAGAAACTTCAAACACAGGTAAACACCATGACGGAACAGCACAACACTGACCTCTTGAAAATTGCTGATTTAGAGAAGCAGTTGAAAGAAGCACAGAAGAAGTTGGAGACAGCCGGACAGGGTGACAGTGAAGAGATTAAAACTCTCAAAGGAGAGATTAGTACTCTCACTAAGGACAAAGAAGACCTTGAGAAGAAAGTAAAAGACTATGAAGGTCAGAAGCCTGTGGACAGAGAAGAGGTAGAGAAAGAAGTCCGAGCAGAACTTGAGAAAGAGTATGCAGTTAAAACTCATAAGACTCAAATTCTGGCAGAACACAAAGATGACCTTTTAGTTCCAGAGTTAGTGTTTGGTGACACTGTTGAGGAACTGGATAAGAGTCTTGAGTCTGCACTGGCAAGAAGTGAGGAGATTAGAAAGCAGATGGGAGTTACTGTTAAGAAAGATAAGAGAACTCCTAAGAATCCTACAAACCCTCCGGCTTCTACACAGCAGGACAATGAATACTCTCTTGAGTACTTAGCTTCTTTAGACCCTGCTTCACCGGAATACAAAGAGTTCCGTAGAAAACAGGGATTGAGATAAAGGAGAACCTACTGCAACCACACACATTAAAATAAATTAAGGAGGTAATCGTGTGATGAACAAGGCAAAAAACAACATTTTTGCAAGTTTTATTAGAAAAGCCAGTATGAAGGCTTATGCGGCAGGTAGTGTAACTACTGCTACGACAAACGACAATGGTGGTGTAAAACTTACAGACGCAATCCGTATGGTATATTCCAAAGAGATTGAGTTTAAGGCACTGCCTGTTATGCGTTTTGCACAATTCGCAACAAGAAAGACTGAGTTAGGTGTAGAACCGGGTCTGACTATTTCCATGATGACTTATGCCAATCTGAAACTTGGTGGTAAGCTGACTGAAATGGTAGATATGACTACACAGGCACTCAGCAGTTCCATGAAACAGATTACTGTTACCGAGCATGGTAACGCTGTATCTAACAGTAGACTTCTGATGGAGTCCAGTTTTGATGACATTATGGCAAGTACCACAACTCTTCTGGGTCGTGACTATGCTATGGTTCTTGACTGTGAACTTCGTGACACAGCACTGTCTGGTACAAACATTGTGTTTGCTTCTGATGGTACTACTGCTGTTACAGAGCGTTCCGGTCTGACAGCAAACAGTAAGATGAAGGTCAGCACTATTAAGGACGCTATTGAAATCCTTGCTACTAACAACGCTCCGAAGCGTGAAGGTGCTTACTGGATTTGTTTCGTTCACCCTCACCAGAGTAGAGACCTGCGTGATGACAGTGCATGGATTAACGCTTCTAACTACGGAAATCCAGAGCAGTTGTTTAACGGTGAGATTGGTCGTATTGATGACACTCGTTTCATTGAGACAACTCTTATGAAGAATGGTGTTGCTCCGGCTACTGACCCGGCTTATGACGCAGACCTTATTAAAGGTGCTGATGGAAACCAAGTTCCTGTATATCAAGCTGTTATTTTCGGTGACGAGTACTACGGTATTGCATGGTCTCTTCCTGTTGAACTTCGTGACAATGGTGTTGAAGACTTTGGACGTAAACAGTCTCTTGCATGGTACGCTATCTGGGGTACTGGTATTCTGAATAATGAGTACGGTGTTGTTATCGAAACAGCTTAATTCATTCCCGGAGGTGTGAATATGAGTAAGAAGTTTGAAGCTATTAAACAGGCAGTCTTCTATGCACATGAGACACCAGAGAGACTTGCAGGAATCCTTGAGGGGTTAGTTGATGATGTGTTCACAGGTGTAGTTTTTAAAGATGGTCCGAGTGAAGTAAAGATTCCCGAAAGTGACAGTGCAACAGCTACTTATGTGGCTAAAGCAGTATCACAGTTTGGTGATGAAATGACAAACAGTGTGACTTATACTTTGAAAGCAGAACATACAGGTGCAACCATTACCACAGCAGGTGTTTTAACTGTTGCGAGTACCACACAGGCAGGTACAATTACGATTGTAGCCACCTCTGGTGCTAAGACAGCAGAAATGGAAGTTCAGCTTGTAGCCTAAGAAAGAAAGGGAAGGAAGACACTTGTTATCTTCCCTCCCTTATTTATTTTAAATTAAGGAGGAAAATATCATGGCAGTAAAGAAAGCAGTAAAGAAGGACACTACACCAGAAGTTGAAGTACAGGAGACTCCTGTAGTTGAGACTGAGGTAACTGAGGAGGTATCTGTTGATACAGAAGTTGAAGACAAGACCGAAGAGGTTGAAGTAGAAACTGATGTTGAAGTGTCTGTTCCAGAAGAGGAGAAAGAGCCGGAGGTTGAAATTGACAGCAAAGCAGTTGAAGACAAGACCGTGGTTCATAAGAATGTGAGAGTGAGAGCCAACAGAGACCACAGATGTTTCATTGGTGGTGAACTCTATGACTTGAAAGAAGGTCAGTGCTATAATGTGCCGGAGTTTGTTAAGAAGACTCTTAACAGAGCAGGAGTTTTAGCACCACTGTAAAAGAAAATGAAAGGTGGTAAGTGTTATGATTTTTACAGTCAATGAACTGATAACTCTTTTAAGGAGTGCAGTGAATGTACAGAATGAAGAAGCTGAGGTTAATGACCCGGCTTTCTTGACTATGACTGATGAAGAACTTACCATGTTCCTTAAACTGGGTATGTCAAAGGTCTATCCATCTATGGAAGACCTTACTGACTTACCACCGGGTTCTGATTATCCAGTGATTTTAGTGTCAAAGAAAGAACTGTATTTAAAACTGGCAGTTACTTCCGCACCTTTGTATGACCTTACAGCGGATAATAATAACCAGTTGAAACGTAACCAGAGATTTCAACACTATATGGCACTTGCAGAAAACGCTCAAGAAGAGTATGAAGACTGGGTAGAAAATGGTGGAGGAGCAACAGTAGACCCAAACACAGGTATTCAAGGTGTAACCACCTATGACTCAATTCGTTCAAAGAACCACTACTCACTTAGGAACTACGAACATGGTCCTGTTCCTATTGTGAGAATTAAAGTAGGAGAGATTACCACTGATTCAGTAGCCTTTAGTTGGTCTTCCTTTAATAACGACCACTTTGGTAAATATCTGGTGTATGTGAGTGAAAGTCCTATTATTGATATTTACAGGGAGGGAACAAAAGCCGAAGATAAAGTTCTGGAAGGTGCTGAACTTGTAATGTCCACAATGAATTTTAGAAATACACACAAAAGAGTCACAGGACTCCAACCAGAAAAAGAGTACTATTTGGCAGTGTTTTCTATTGAGAGAAATCAGTTGTTTGGATATAAGCAAGTCACAATCCAGACCCCTCCTGTAATGACCGAAGAGGAAATCAATGTTGATTCTTTCGGAGGTGGTGCTAATGGATAAAGAGATTCAAGACGCTTTCGTAGATGGATTGAATGAAGTTTACTCTATCATGTTCACAGACGGTGTGAGTGATGGAGTAAATCTTTATCTGTTAAATCCAGATACAGACGGTGGTTTTTACGGAGAGTCAAAAGTCAAAAGGTATAAAAAGCCTGTTTTACTTGTGGCAAAGACCCAGAGTAATATGAAAGCCAGAAGTGAAGAGGTTGTAGAAGCGGAATTTAAAGACCTCCCAAAATTCACAGTGCCTTATAAGTCTTTAAGAGATAAAGGTGTTGCTTGTCAAACTGAGAAAGATTGGGAGTATCTTAGAAGAGGTTACATTGAATTTCATGGTGCTTACTATGAGATTAAGAGTGTAAAGCCTATGACCTTTGTGGAAGATGTGTTCTTGACTATTGTATTTGAGTGTGAGTACAGGTCAGATGTTACTTCCATTTTTGTCACTGATGACAATGAAGAGGAAGGTGGTTTGAATGTCACTGAAACTTCAAATGACAGGAGATTGGAATAGAGCAGGTATTCATTTACGCAATATGGCGGTTAAATTGAAACCTGCTTTTGAAGCAAGATTCTATGAAGACGGTCAGATGGTTCTTGAAAAGATGAAAGGACATATCTATAACCAAGATTTAGGTTGGACACCCTTGACAGAACACACGATTGAACTGAAAGGTGGAGATACCACTATTATGATTGAGAAAGGTCAGTTAGTGAATGGACTTGAAGTTAGACGTATCAAGTCAAGTGCTACTGGCAGTACAATCTTTGTAGGTGCTTCACCGTGGAAGTCACATGAAGGTGGAATGAAAATGAGTCAGCTTATGATATGGCTTGAGTATGGTACTGACAAGTTACCTCCGAGACCATTGGTTAGACCGACTTTTGAAGAAGTAAAAGACCTGCTACAGAAAAGTTGGGAAGAGTTGTTTAAAGAGATTGTTGAGCCATAAGGAGGTGTGAGAAATGTCGGCTAATGTTTGGTTTGAAGAAGTTGAAAAAGGACTGAAAGAAGAAATTCTGAATACAGTTAAGTATCTTACAACTATGGGTACAGTAGAACCAGTAACAGATAAGATGGTGTTTGTCAGAGACCCAGAAGAAGATTTAAGGGAAGAGCAGATTCCATGTGTGACAATTACTCACATCTTTAACAGGTTTGACGCAAAGAGGTATAACCCTAACCCAGTGATTATGAGTAAGAATGAGGAAGAAAATCTACTCAACGTGCAGGATTCAGCAGTACCCTTTAATCTCACATACCAGATTGATTTTTGGTCGAGATATAAAGAAGATATAAACACTATGACACGAACATGGCTTATGAAACACTTCCGACAGTTCAATCTAAAAGTGATTGATGACGGAGGTGTTGAAAGGTCTTCTAATGTATTACTGAATGAGAGTATGAAGTCTTCGGACTTGATTAAAAATCAAAAAAGATTATTTCATTCTGTAATTTCTTATGTGATATGGGTAGAATTAGATGACGAAGTAGGTTATAATGTTCACATGGTTGCAGATAGAGTGTTGAAAGCAGACTCTTCCGAAAGTTCGGAGTAATTGCTTTAAGTTACTATTAACAGGTGATACTTGTAAAGGAGGAAGAAAATGTCCTACATCATTAAAAATATGAGTACTAACAGACCTATTGTTTGTACTCTCGGTGATGGAAAGACACTGAGATTGTTTCCGGGTAGAGAGAAACATATTAGTGATAAACAGTACACCGGATATTTAAAAAATCTGTCGGAACAAGAACTTCTGACAGTGAGAGAGGTTGTCGAAAGAAAGACACCTAAAAAGTCCACTGTTGAAAAGACAGTTGACAATAAAGAAAGTAAGGAGGAATAGACTATGGATTTCAATAGACCAGACGTTTATATTCAAGACGTATCAACTGGTGCAAGTCCTATTCAGCAAGCAAGTTCCACAATCGGTATTCTGATTGGTGCTATGAAAAGCGGTCCTGTAGGTGAGCCTGTTTTAGTATCATCTTGGACAGAGTTCATTCAGAATTTCGCAAACGGTCTTGAGACACCTTTTATGAAGGACAGTGACCTTCCGTATTCTGTATATGGATTTTTTGCTAATGGTGGAAGTTCTGTGTATATTGTTCGTGTTGCTTCTAATACAGCAAAGAAAGCAAAAGCCACAGGTACTTTAAACACTGGATTGCAGATTGAAGCAAAATATCCGGGAGCGATTGCACCTACCATTCAGATTAAGAAAAATGCTGACTGGGCTGAGAACACCAATGAGGTGTTTGATGTAATTGTTACTATGAGTTCTTCTGATGAAGGAGTGGCAACAATTACAGAAGTAACAAAAGATACCATTGTGGACGCTATCAATAGTAACATTACCACACAGAACTGGATTGTTGCTAAAGCTGAAACAGCACTGACAAAATTGCAGGAGGAAACAATTACTCTTGCTGATGGTGCAGATGGCATTGAAGATTTAGCTGACAGTAACTATATCTCTGCACTTGAGGTTTGCAGTACTATTGATGACGCAAGTTTCCTTGCTATTCCGGGGCAGACTTCTACAGCAGTTAATGACGGAATTTTAACCTACTGTGACGCACATATGTTATTCCCGATTCTGGATATGCCGATTGGTTCTACTGTTAAAGAGACCAAAGAGTACAGAAAGAGTATCAGTGCTTATGGTGGTTGTCTTGCTTATCCGTGGGGTGTTGTATCTGACCCTCTTACGAATGGTACAAAGACAGTTCCAACAGCAGGTCATGTGATGGGTGTATATTCCAGAGTAATCGGTCAGCAAGGTATCAAGAAAGCACCTGCCGGAGTTGACGCAGTAGTTAAAGGTTTCCTTTCTTTAGAGAAGAAACTGACTGACGCTGATATGGGTCAGCTTAACCCTGTAGGAGTTATCTGTATTGTTTCCAGAACAAATGCAGGTATTGTTATCTGGGGTGCAAGAGGTTTGAATCCAAAAGCGGATATGAGATATGTAACTGATGTAATTATCAATTACAATATCAAGAAATCTCTGTACACAGGAACACAATTTGCGGTATTTGAGCCGAATGATGAAACATTGTGGAGTAGAGTGACAGCTACTTGTCAAGACTTCCTTGAGACACTTCGTTTAAATGGGGTTTTGAAGGGTACAGCAGACCAAGCATATTACGTTACTTGTGACGCTACAAATAACACGGACGCTACTATCAACAACGGTTTCCTCTATGTTGAGATTGGTTATGCTCCTGTTAAACCTGCTGAGTTTGTGGTTATCAAACTTGCTCATTCTATGACAAGCAATTCTTAATAAGGAGGAATAAAGCATGAATAAGTTATACAGTATGTTTAAGGGGATTGCTTTAAATGCTATGGCTTCAAGAACCATTGAAGCTGACCCCTTGCAGTCTTTCATGTTCAAGGTCTCTATTCCGGGTCTTCCTACTGGTGTAGGCTTTCAGAAAGTTGGAGGTCTCAGTAGAGAGGTAGAGGTAGTTGAGTACTTTGAGAATATGTACGACCATGCACATAAACTTCCGGGTAGAGAATCTGTAAGTGAAGTAACCTTTGAAAGAGGTATGTATGCAGATGACTACCTGCAAGGTATTTATGAGACAGTGTTTAACAATAACACAGTTCGTAATACAGTGGTTATCCAAGTTTGTGACAGATTTGGAAAAATCCGCAGAGAGTTTAAGTGTGCAGAAGCATGGTTCAGTAAGTATGAATGTGCCGATTTGGACGCTACAAGCAGTGATGTAATCATTGAAACGCTGACAATGGTATTTGAGTACTTCCTGTAATCACACAATAAAATTGACACAGAAACCTTCCTATTGCATTAGGGAGGTTTTTGTTGTATTATAGAGGTAGCAATTTTCAAATAAAAATAATGGAGGAATTGATTATGGCATTAAAGAAAGCAAAAGACGAAAGTATGGCAAATGTTGTTGAGCAGATTGAGCAGGAGAATATCCGGCACTTGAATGACAATGTTGTTGATGAAGATGGCATTGTCAGAGACGAACCCCTTTTAGCAGGTATTGAATATGAGGGTGAACACCTCAGAACTTTCTCTTACCGTGAAATGAATGGTAAAGACGAAGAAGCAATTAACAAGCCGGAGATTAGAGCGAATGGCGGTAGATTAGTCAATGTACTGTTAGAGAGAACAGTAATGGACATTGGTGGAAAGACCAGAAAAGAACTTGGTCCTAAAAAGTGGGGAGAGTTGATTAGAAAACTTCTGGGAGCAGACCTTGACTACATGGCTATGAAAGTCAGACAGCTTTCAAAGGGTAATGAGATTACCTTTACTCACAAGTGTCCAAACTGTAAGGCAACTTTAAAGACAGTAGTTGGCATTGACGAATTTGATGTTACACCTTTCAACGGAATGTACACATATCCTTTTGAACTGCCGGGAAGAGGATTCAGAGACTCTAAGGGAGTAATTCATAAGACAGGTACACTCAGACAGATGAATGGTGAAGACAGAGAGATTGTGTTCCCTCAGTTTAAGAAGAATATGGCTTCTGCCACCACATTACTTCTGACTCGGTTAATGAGTTTTGATGATGGAACACCTGTATTTAATGACAGAGTGGCAGATATGAGTTTAAGAGACAGAGAGTACTTGCAGGAGTTAATCAAAGAAAATGTTTTCGGCATTGATACCAACCTCGAAATCACCTGTGATGTGTGTGGTGAAGACATTAGTGGACAGGTAGGTAGTTCTGATTTTTTCTAATGGAGTTTGTTGCATTTTTGGGGGAAGAGATATTGATTCTCTCCCCCATTGATGTAACAGTCATGGAAATTCATAATCTTGCTTATTTCTATCACTGGGGGAGAGAAGAACTCTGGAATATGCCATGCACTGAAAGAGGTGTGTGGAATGATAGAATAAAACAGCAGATTAAAGCCGAAAGTAAAAGTGGCAATAATAGTGGTAATACTCCAAAGTCTTCTTATAAAGAAAGTAGATAAGAAGAAAGGAGGTTTACCTCATGGATTTTGGTTTAGGTCTTATTTTGTCCTTCACCGATAATGCTACTGCCGGAATAAATAATGCGGCTAACCAGTTAATGAGACTGACGCAGATGGCAGAGCAGTCAACAGAATCAATCAATAGAATGGCAGACTTGACTGCTCTGAGTTCACTCTCAGTAATGTCCGGGCAGTTAGGTGACACCTTTCTAAGTATGGGAACAGCCATTACTGGTGTGTTCCAAAAACTGCTACAAGGTACTATTGATACTGGTAGTCAGTTTGAAAGTTTGCGTATCACTGTAAATGCTTTAACAGGTGACGCAGAAAAGGGTCAGCAAGCAATCAGTAACTTAATGAGTTTTGCGGCTAAGACACCTTTTGAAATCAATGACCTGTCTGGTATGTTTACCACTATCACAGCAAATGGTCTTGACGCATTTGCAACCATGACAAGTGCAAAAAACGGATTCCAACAAGAAATGATGGGATTTATTGGAGACCTCATGGCATTTAGACCAGATGTACCTGCTATGCAGTGGGGTACAGCTATCCGAAATGCTTTCAGTGGTGAAGTACGTTCTCTTAAAAATGCTCTTGACGTTGACGTTGAGGGTATTTTGGGTCGTTCATGGGGAGATACACCAGAACAAATTGCTCAAGACTTCGCTGACCTTGCAGACAACTTAGGTGTTGCAGGTCTTATGATGTCAAATATGGGTACATGGTCTCAGACACTTTCCAACGTGTCCGACCAGTTTACAAGACTTTTCCTTGCAGTTGCAGACGCAGGTGTGTTTAATGATTTGAAAGAAGCATTACAGGGTGTAACCAGTGCTATCTTTGAAATCAGTGACGCAGATATGGCTACCATAGCGAAAGTAATTGCGGAGAGTTTAAGTTTCATTGTTAAACCATTAGTGAGTGCAGGTAAAGCTATTGGTAACTTCATCAGATGGGTTACTAAACTTACTACCACTCAACCGAAACTTGCTAAGTTTGTAATACAGTTGACAGCATTTGCAGGTGTCCTTTTAACCTTAACAGGTTTGGCACTTAAAGTAGTTTCCTCAATGTCCGGTCTTGCAACTGTGTTTATTGCTATGGGTGGTAGCTTTGCTTCTATGAAGAGTATTCTTGTAGGAGGTCTAAAAGCAATCACAGCCAGACTTCTTCCTTTAGGTCTTGCCATTGGTGGTATGTATCTTGCATGGAAGACAGACTTTGCAGGTATCAGAACTTTAATCACTGGATTTGTTCAGAACCTTGCGAACTCGTTTAGCACAGCCAGAAATGCTATTAACATGAGTGTTGGTGGAATGATGAATGTGGTTACAGACTTACAGAGTAAAGGAGGTTTCTGGAATAACCTCACTGTGGGTCTTATGAAATTGATGATAGTGTGTCGTGCCTTATCAGAATTGTGGAATAGTGAAGATGGATTTACGTTAAGTGAGGACACATTCTTAAAAGCGAAAGAGTTAGGGGTACTTCCTTTGATTGAAGCTATCCTTGACCTTAAATATAGATTCGGTTTATTTAAAGAGGGATTTATTGCAGGATTTAGAGAGGTAAGTAACAGTATCAAAAACTTCATCAGTGGTTTACAGACCAATCTTGAAGGAACATTTATTGACTCTGCACTTGATAAGCTGACCGACTTTTTTAGTCTTCTGTCCAGTGGTGACGCAGACGCATGGTATGAGTTTGGTAGAAGTTTTGGAAAATTTGCTACGAAAGCAGTGATTTTCTTTGGAGCTTTTAAAGTGTTAGATAGTGTGTTTGGTAAAGTCGCAAAAGTAGTAGGTATCGTAGGAACATTAGCGAAAGCCTTTGGTGGTGTAGGTAAAGCTATCGGTGGTATTGGAAAGTTTGTTACTAAACTCTTCCCTACCTTTACAAAACTCGGTGGTTTTATCAAATCCGCTTTTTCTGTGTTAATGTCTCCGGGCAGTTTGACAAGTAAGTTGGGAGCAATCTTTCCTAAACTGGCAGGTATAGCTTCAAAGATTGTACCTATCTTCACTCAGACTATTGGACCTGCATTAGCAAATTTCGGAAGTACAGTCATTATGCCAGCTTTGCAGAGTATAGGTAGTGCTATCGTAGGATTCTTTAGTGGTTTATCAGCACCAGTGATTGCGGCGATTGTTGCAGTCCTCGCACCTATTATTACTTATGCAGTGACACATTGGGAGGAATTTAAAACGAAAGTGTCTGGCATTTGGAATACACTGAAAGAAGAGGGAATGAATATCTGGAACTCCTTGAAAGATGGACTCAGTTCTATCTGGGAGAATCTCAAGACAGCAATTCAGCCAGTGATTGACGCTTTCTTAAATCTGAAAGACAAGGTTGTAGAAGTTGCCGGAATGATTGGTAGTGCCTTTGGTAAAGTGAAAGACTTCATTATACAGAAAGCACAGGAGATTGCAAGCAATCCAGTATTCCAAGCTATCATTGGTGTACTGTCCTCTATTGGAGAGTTTCTTGTTGATACTTTAGTACCTCTGATTCAAGGTGTTGTAAGCACAATTTCCACATTCATTCAAGGTGTGTGGAATGTCATTGTCACAGTAGTTAATTCTATTGTGAATATTATAAGTTCTGCTTTAAGTGGTATTATGAACTTCATCAGCGGTATTCTTGATATTATCGTGGGAATTTTTACTGGTGACTTAGATAGAATATGGCAAGGTGTTCAGAGTGTGTTTGGTGCTATCTTTAATTTCATTGGCACTATATTACAAAGTATCTGGAATGTGATTTCCTCTATTTTCAGTGCTATTGTAAACACAATCGGTACTGCTTTACAAGCAATCTGGAATGTTGTACAGGTGATTTGGAACGCAATCAAGTCTGTAGTAACTACTGTGGTAAGTGCGATTGCAAGTTTCATCAGTTCAGCATGGAATGGGATTAGAAACACCATTTCAAGTGTATTAAACGCTATCTCAAGTGTTGTAAACTCTATCTGGAATGGTATCAGGAACGTAATATCTAATGTGATAAATGGTATCAGGAATGTAGTGACTACTGGATTCAATGCAGTTAAGAATGTAGTAACCTCTACTGGTTCTGGAATTAAGAGTGCAGTATCAAGTGTGTTTAATGCAGTTAAGAATACAATCAGTAATGTAATGGACGGAGCAAAGAATATTGTATCTGGTGCAATCAATAAGATTTCTGGTTTCTTTACAGGTGCAAATCTTACTCTTCCAGAAATCAAATTACCTCACTTTAGTATTAGTGGTTCTTTCAGTCTGAACCCTCCGTCAATTCCTCACATTGGAGTTGAATGGTATGCTAAAGGTGGTGTGTTTGAGAAACCAAGTGTAATCGGTGTAGGTGAAGACGGTCAAGAAGCTGTTATGCCACTTGAGAGAAATACTGGGTGGATAAGTGTACTTGCTTCTAAAGTGGGAAATCTTATTAACAGCAACAGTTCTTCAAACAACACACTAATCAGCAGTGTAACAGGTGCATTTACAAGTGCTTTAAGTGGAATCTCTTCCGCAGTAAGTTCTCTCACACCTTTCCTGCCGGAAGTGAGTGTGGATTCACCAGAACCTTTTAAACCTACTCCAACACCTCCTACTGATGGTGGAAGTCCTGTTGTTCCGGGTAACTATTACACAAATAACAACACACAGACAACTACTCAAGGTGGAGATACAGATAATTCAGTAACCTTTAATTCCGGTGCTATTGTAATTCAAGCAAATGGAGCGTCCGAAGCAGAAGCAGAAAGACTTGCAGACCTTATCATGGATAAGATTGCAAGAAGACAGCAGATTAAGAAGATGGCTCACTACAAGAATATCAATGCACCAGACCCAGAGTTAGCTTATTAGGAAGGAGGAATTGACAGTGAGCAGAAAGTTTAATGCTGATAGTCCGGCAAAGACAAAGTGTTATTTTATCAACAACTCAACCAATACAAAACTGGTGTGTCAGTTCAATCCTACCAGTGTGCCTTATGAGAGGGAGTCAATGTTTAGTGACATTGACTCTCCCGGCATGAGTTATCCTTTGACACAGTATTCTGGTGGTAAAGTCAGAGAGTTTACAGTGGAAGTGTTTATGTATGATAAACCTTATAGCGGAAAGATAAACACAGCAAGGAAATTCTTTGAAGCACTTATGCCACCAGAATACAATACAAGTTCTTTTAAAAAGCCACCTACGGTTACTTTTGCTTATGGCTACTTTGTTAAAGTATGTGTACTGAAAAAGCTGAAAGTAAATGACGAGTGGCTTGACAGCTATGGTAGACCTATTATGACAAGGTTCACATTAACATTAAGGCAGGTGGGAAAAGTATGATGTACGAAAATTCAAGATACCTGCAAACACCATTGTACACAAGGAATGGTAACTCAAGTCCAATACTTAAAATGCGGAGCAGATTTAGTTTTAATATTGCTAATGCTACAGTGCATGAATGGGTAGAGGGTGACACCTTAGATGGTGTTGCCTATAAGTATTACGGAGTGTGTGCTTTAAGATGGGTGATTTTAGACGCAAATCCTAAATACAGGACAGAGTTTGATATTGAGTATGGTGACAGAATCTTTATCCCGGCTTATGATGAAGTCTTAGAAATCGTAAACGTGTAGGAGGTGTTCTATGTCAAGCTATAAAAATGGAGAACTTCTTGCAATCGAATATGATGTGTGGATAAGTGGTAAAAAGTTGGGAATGGATAAAAAGCAGTGTATCAATAACATTCAGATAACAGAGACAGTAGACGGTTCTGATATGTGTGTTATTAAAATTGCTGACCCGGAGTTTCTTTACATTGAGGATAATATCTTCATTGAAGACAACAAGATAAAAGTACAATTAGGTTGGGTGGGAGTTTCTTATAGAGTTAAATTTGAGGGTTATATCTCTGCTATTGATATTATCTTTCAAGAGAGTGGACTACCTCTTTTAACAGTTACTTGTATGGATAACACTCACTTAATGAACCGAAAGAAAAAGAGTAACACTTTCAAAGACACCACCAGTGCAAAAGTGGTTCAGAAAATCGTGAAAGAATACGGTTTTAAGTGTGTAATTGAAAGTGGATATGACTTTGAGAAGCAAGAGACTATTACACAATCAGACCAGACG